GCCTGAGTAACAACGAGTTCACGGTGGAGGCCGGCGAGTACCAGATCCGCGTCATCAGCCCGTTCCACAGCACCACGGGCACGCGCACCCGCATCTTTGACGTGACCAACAATGTCGTGGTCGGATACTCGGTCAGCACCTACGTCTACAACCAGACCAACGTCTACCTCTACGAGACCGAACGCATCCAGCCGCACAAGACCACCACGTACCGGCTCGACTACTACACCCAGCAGGCGAAAAATACAGATGGGCTTGGCGTTGCTACGAATACCGGCGACATTGAGATCTACACCATTCTGGATGTGGTCGATCTCCATATCGCCCATCGGTAAATCTGCATGAAACATACCTTCCCGTGCGTCGAGTCGGTTCGACGTGTCCCACTCTCCAATGGCCGTGTAGTCCGAGTCTGGCGCGACCGTACCACAGAACCGCTCAAGGCCTCCTATCCTGACGAGGACATCGTCACTACCTGCATCGCTCAGGCCGGCAATGAGGTGCAGATGATCGCTGCCTTAACAAAGCTGAAAGGCGTGAATGCTGTGGAGCTGGTCGACGCCAATGGGCACGGCACGGTGATCTACTCCTCGTGGCCTTGATCCGGTAGCGGCTTGCAATCGGAGTAAATTACCGCTTGCAATTTGGAGTGAACATTGTTCCAGCACGCAAGCGTGTCATGGCTATCGGATGCTCTCACGGCAACCGGGCCAACAAAGATGCGCTTGCTGCTGCCCTGCTGTTCCGCGAGCAGTACCGCCCCGATGAGGTCATTCACCTTGGGGACGCCTATGACCTTGCGAGTCTTCGCGCAGGCGCTCTGAACAACTATGGCGACTCCGATGCAGCAGACGACTACCTTGACGATATCGACGAGGGGCGGAGGTTTCTGGGGGCCTTGAGGCCTACCGTTTTTCTCGTGGGGAATCATGATGAACGAGCCCGACGCCTGCTGACCCACCACAATGCCGTTGTGCGCGGCTTTGCGGAGGCTATCTGGCAACGAATGCTGGAGCCGATAGAAAGGCACGCGCACACTATCATCAAGACTCACGATGTGTTGCCGCGGAGTTGGTACAAGCTGGGCGGCTACAAGTGGGGCCATGGCATCCTTTACTCCGAGAACTTCATGCGCGACACCGCGGAGACATGGGGCAACACCGTGGTGGCTCATGCGCATCGCGCAGGCATGGCTACAGGACGCCGGAGCGATCATCCGGTGTGTTTGTCCCCGGGAACGCTTGCGGACGCGCCTTGCATGGATTACGCGCTACGGCGGAGGGGCACGCTGGCTTGGTCCCATGGCATCGTGTTTGGAGAGTACACCGACGACAGCGCCCAACTCTACGTGCATCAGTGGAAACAGGGGGAAAAGCTATGGAATCTGCCGAGCTTCTAAGGCGCATCAGGGACGAACTTCAGAAAAAGACTCAGGTGCCTGATTCCGAGTGGAAAACCGCTCGGCAATGGGGCATTGTGTGGGGCCTTGGACTTGCTCAAACCAACAAGATGTTATTGCAGGGCATGGAGTCTGGCCTAATGGAAATGGAGCGATTCCGAGTTAAAACACCCACCCGCGGAGCCTACCCAATACCACACTACCGATGCGTTTCTTCAACAAATCCAAGCCCTCAATCGAGGTCGAAGTAGTCAGCCTCGACGCCAAGCTGCGCGTCGGTGAGACCAAATGGGACGCCGTGGTCTACCGCAGGGTCGACGACGGCCAAATCCACTGCCGTCCTAAGGTCGAGTTCTTCGCCAAGTTCGTTTTGATAGACAAGAAATGACAGCGATTTCGACTCGGTAAACATTGGTGATTCTTCAAAATCTACAGAGAAGTGCAAAATCCTGTAGACGGTGTTCTGATCCTCGTTCATATTGATCCCGTCAAAGAGATCAACACCATGAAAAACCAAGAGAACCTCATCATCACCACTGGCCCACTTGGGGTCAGAGTGACAAGCAGCCTAAGCCTCGGAAATGTCGAGCATGAAGTAAATTGGAAGCGCGGATCAGCGAGTCTGGTATTCGCTGCAAATGAGGGTCGGCTGGAAATCAACTGGAGACTCCTCAAGGAGGATGAATACGGATACCTCAAATTGCCACGCACTGTGTGGTCTTGGTTGGAGAACTTCCAAAACGGTGGCAAGGCAAACCACATCGCATCTCAACTGATCAACAACTAACAAGAGAGCTTATGCAATTCAAAGACGCCGAATCGTTCTCTGAAATTGAGGTTGGAGATCTTGTCAGGGTCCAGCGTGGACCGCTTGAATCAAGCACCCAGATTGTTTCAGGGATCACTCACACAACCAACACGTTCTGCCCAATTATGGGGTGGTATGGTGGCCCATCAGTGAAGTTCAGCTTTGTTGATGGCGGATCTGCCCATCATTTTCAACTGGATCAAGAACAACCGATTCAAGAGAAGCATTGGATGCCAACTGCCTAACCCACTCTACGGTCGGGTGACCGTTATCACCCCATCCGGCTCGTGAGGAATACGGAGCACAGGGGCGCGACTGGTCAACGCGCACAACTCTCCAAACCATGACCACAATCTCCAACCTCATCAGCGCTCTGATCATCGTCGAGTCATCCGGCAACGATCTAGCCATCGGCGACAACGGACGCGCCATTGGCCCCCTGCAGATCCACCGCGGGGTGGTTCTCGATGTGAACAAGTTCACCGGATCGCACTACCGCCATCAGGACATGACCAACCGGGTGCAGGCCCGTGCAGTGTGCGAGGCCTACCTGACGCACTACGGGAAGAACTGCACCACCGAGCAGCTCGCCCGTCGATGGAATGGCGGTCCTGCAGGCGACCTCAAATCTGCCACAGAGGCCTACTGGGCCAAGGTGAAGAAGCATCTCAAATGACCAAAACCAAAACGGTACTCGTGAACGAAACCACCCACAAAGCACTGCGGAGTTACTGCATCAAGGCAGGACTCAAGGTGCAGTCAGTTGCCGACAAGGCTATTGCCGCTTGGCTACGAAAGGCAGAGAAGTGAAACGCATCCTCGCAATTGACCCCGGCCTGTCCGGAGGTATCGCGCACTTCGCAAACAACCGGGTGGTTTTGGAGCCAATGCCCGACACCGACGGCGACGTGCGGGAGGTGATGATCAACTACTTGTCGCAGTCGGATGTGGTCTACATCGAGAAGGTGGGCGGATACATCGGTGGCAAGGGAGCACCGGGTTCCTCGATGTTCAACTTCGGGCGCAACGTAGGGTTCCTGCATGGACTCATTGCCTCAATGCTCACCCGCTGCATCGAGGTGCCACCACAGCGCTGGCAAAAGACGATTGGGGCTGGCACCTCAAAGACGCACGGAAAGGGCTGGAAAGGCCATCTGAAGGGCTTGGCGCAGCAACGTCAGCCGAGCATCCACATCACGCTGAAGACGGCAGACGCCGTGCTAATCCTTGAGCACGCTATGATTGCGGAGGGCCTCAAGTGATCACCAAGAAGACCATCACCAGCGCCGTGGCCGCGGGATGGATCTTGTTTCCGGAGCCGAAGGAACGGCAGCTATCTCGAAACTGGGCTCAGTCGGTCGAGGCATTCGACAGCGGTCTGGCTTGGCGGATGTACGACAACGGAGCCAGCCGGGAGGATATCGCACGGGCTGTCGGATGCAGCCGGCGGGGAGTGCAGTCAATCATTCAGCATGGGAGAACAAACAAATGACCAAAAAACCAATCAACGACGGAGGATCCGCATTTCCTCACGAAACACACAATGGTTATGACAGCGGAATGACCCTCCGCGACTACTTCGCGGCGGCTGCGTTGCAGGGTAACCTAGCATCACAGTCAATCGATGTTGGCTATTACGACGGCGAAGATGCGTGGAATAAAGCGGCTAAAGATGCGTACAAAGCAGCCGACGCAATGCTTAAAGCGATGGAATCGAAATGAGCCATCATCTTCGTGACGCCACGAAAATGATCAGTAAAACCCCGCGCACAGACCGACAGCCGGTTGTCACCGTGGCGTTCCAGCACTTCGTGAAGGCTGGCTTCGCCCGTCAGCTAGAGAGGCAACTGGCTGGAGCGAACAAGCG